ATTACATAGCAATGAAAAAAGCGCCAGACAGAATTCAATTATTAAAACAAATTTATGAAGATGAATTTCAACGAGCCGCAGCTCAAGATGGTGAAAGAACAAGTTTATTTCTAACACCTAAAACTTATTTACCTGGAGTTTAATAATGGGCAAATATGCATCTGGTAAATTTGCAAAAAGAATATCAGATAGATCTGGTATGGCTTTTCCTTATAATGAAATGGTTCAAGAATGGACAGGTGCTTGGGTTCACATTAGTGAGTTTGAACCTAAACAACCTCAACTAGAACCTTTACCAATTGTAACAGATCCTCAATCTTTACAGTATGCTAGATCTCAAGTAGCTGATTCTAGAGTTTTTGTTGGTGGTGCCACTGGTCCTGTAAATGCAGGGAGAACAGTAATAAAACCAACAACTGGAGATGCTGCTTATGACGGAGAAGGATTTGGTCTACAAGTAAATGAATTTCAAACATTAGATATGCCCGTTACTAATTTTTATGCAAATGGTGTAGCTTACGCCTCTACACAAAAAAGCATGATGCCTTTGAGTGTACAACAACCAAATAAACCTACACAGTTGAATTCTGGTGTAGGTAATGTTACAGTGAGTACGTCATGACCGATTATTCAGATTTAACAGATAATGTAAGAGCTTATACTGAAACAAGCACAAATGTTCTTTCTAATGCCATTATTCAACCTTTTATTGAATCCATTGAAGATAAGGTAAGAAGAACAGTAGATTTAAATTATTATAGAAAATATGACACAGCAACATTAACAGTTAACAATCCTTTTCTACCACTTCCTGCTGATTGGGAAGCAACGAGATATGTTCAATTAATAGATTCTGGCGATGATAGAACTTACTTGATACAAAAAGATATTTCGTTTATGAATGAATACGCACCAGATAGAACGTCCACTGGAGCTGCAACGCCTAAATATTATGCGATGTGGGATCAGGACACACACTATCTTGCGCCAACCCCGAACGCTGCATTAACTGTAGAGCTCGCATACACGTATAAGCCTCCTGGTTTAACAAGTACGAATACATCAACTTGGCTAAGTCAGAATGCTCCAAACGTGCTATTGTATGGTTGTATTTTAGAAGCACTTGGATACTTGAAAGGTCCAGCGGATATGATACAATACTACGATAAAATGTATAATCAATCTGTACAGGCTCTAGCCACATATGAGATGGGGCGTGACCGTAGAGATGAATTTCGGGACGGCGTTATTCGTATCCCTCTCGAATCAAGGAACCCATAGGAGATTATTATGGCAATTACTCAAGCTGTATGTAACAGTTTTAAAGTGGAGATCCTGAAAGGCCTACACAATTTTACGGCAACGACAGGGAACGCTTTTAAACTAGCACTATACGATAACGAAGCAACTTTAAGCAAATCAACAACTGCATTTCAACAAACTGACGAAGTAGCAGCATCAGGCACTTATGCTGAAGGTGGAGGTGCGTTAACCTCTGTTACTCCAACATTATCAAGTGATGCCGCTGTATGTGACTTCGCAGATGTTTCATTTACAAGTGCAACTATTTCAGCGCAAGCTGCTGTTATTTATAACAGTTCAACTGTATCTGGCTTAACTACAAATGCATCTGTTTGCGTATTAGATTTTGGCGCAGTTAAAACTTCAACTTCAGGAACGTTTACTATTACATTCCCTGCTGCTGAATCAACTGCTGCAATTCTAAGAATAGCATAAGGAGATAATTCATGGCCACCGTCCAAGGATGGGGCCGACAAACCTGGAATTCGGGTGCATGGAATACATTCGCACCCGTTGCCGCAACAGGTAATGGCCTCACGTCATCTCTAGGTTCGTTAACGCTTACGGGCGATTGTAACATTACACTTACTGGTGTAAGCGCTACTTCTACTTTAGGCACTGCTGTTGGTACTGGTGTTGCAGAAGTAACCCCAACAGGTAATGCAATTACTTCTACTCTTGGCACCGAAACTGTAACAGGTTCTTCAACTCACACTTTAACTGGTATTGGAACAACAGCATCACTTGGTGATGAAACTGTTGCTACTTTATTTCAATCAGGTTGGAATAGAGGAGTTGCAGGAGATAGCGGAGTTACTCTTGGATGGAGTGATAATCTTTGGAATATAACTTCTCAGTCTTATGCGTTTACGGGTGTACAAGGCACTACTGCAACTGGTTCACCAACAGTAAATATTTCTGTTAATCCTACTATTTCAGGTATTGAATTAACTGCTTCTACAAACACACCAGGCACATCAGTATTTGTAACTGGTGTTAGTTCAACATCATCTATCGGAACTTTCTCAATATCAGGAGATTCACAATTAACTGTTGTAGCTGCGAGTGAACCTGAACTAGATATTAGTATAGGCACAGCTAGTGTTGAAATAGGTAAAACAGCTTTCCCTACTGGTAATGCTATTACTTCAAGTCTTGGATCTTTAACTGTTGTAGGTACGTCTGTTGTTACACCTTCGGGTATTGCAATTACACCTAGCCTTGGAACAGAAACTGTTTCAGGTTCTGCTCCAGTAACGGTAACAGGAAATGAATTAACAGCGAGTTTAGGAGAAGTGAGTGAAACGGTGACTGCGGGTGCAACGGTAGCCGTGACAGGAAACGCATTAACAGCGAGTTTAGGCGATGAAACTCAAGAATCAAGCTATGCTTTAACAGGTGTTTCTGCTACATCCAATATTGGAACTTTAACAGTAGTAGGAAGTTCTACTTTGACACTATCAGGTGTTTCTGTTACAAGTAGCACAGGGACTTTACAAGGGACTTTTTGGTCTGCTGTGGATGACTCTAACTCGGATATAAGTTGGACTGAAGTTCATCAAGCCGCATAAAAGTTTTGACAAACTTAAATTTAAATATTAAAAATTATATAGGAGATTAGATGAGTTCAACATATTCAACAAGTTTAAGAATAGAGCTACAGGGTTCTGGAGAAAATTCTGGAACTTGGGGAACTATTACAAACAACAATTTTTCACAATCATTAGAGTTTTCAATCGCTGGTGTAGTAGATGTAGCGTGCGGTGATAACGCTGTAACTACATTAACAAATGCTGATGGACCACAATCACAAGCAAACAACCAAGCAAGAAATGCTCATATTAGACTTACAGGTGCACATGGTGCAGTAAGAATAGCTCAATTTCCTGCTACACAAAAAATTTATTTAATTACTAACGCAACAACTGATTCAGGATCTTCTGGTCCTTATGCAATGACTGCAAGACTTGGAGCTTCTGGTAATACTCTTACAATTGAAAATGGTGCTACTAGATTAGTAGCTACAGACGGAACAAACTGGTATGATGTTTTTGCAGGCCCAGGAACAGTAACTGCTCCAGTAGATCTTAATGGTCAAACATTAACTTTAGACGCTGATGCAGACACAACTATTTCAGCAGCCTCTGATGACGTAGTAACTTTTAAAGTTGCTAATGCAAATCAGATAACATTATCTGATGGTGCTTTATCGCCATCTACAACAAATGATATTGATCTTGGAACTGCATCTTTAGAATATAAAGATGCATTCTTTGATGGAACAGTTCGTATGGATGCAATAGGTTTTGGCACAACATCAATGACTTTACCAACAGGAGATGGTTCTACAGGACAATTTATTAAAACTGATGGATCAGGTACACTTTCTTTTGCCACTGTATCTACAAGTATTGCATTAGATGAAATTGCAACAGGAGATGCAGCTTCTAGTCTAGCAACTTCCGCAGGTAATATTACAATTGATGCTCAAGGAAATGATACTGATGTAATAATAAAAGGAACTGACAATAACTCAGATATTACTATGGTAACATTTGATGGAAGTGATGCAGGAACAGCAATATTTAATAATCATTTATTACCAACAACTGATGATGCACAGGACTTAGGATCTGGAACTAAGCAATGGCGAGATATATATACAGGTGATATAAATTTAAATAACACCAAGACAAGAGATAATGAAGTTGACGGCACAAGAGGTTCTTGGACTATTCAAGAGGGAGAAGAAAACCTCTTTATTTTAAACAGATTAAATGGTAAAAAATATAAATTTAACTTAGAGGAGGTAAAATAATGGCTTTAATAGTAGGCGGTACAACAGTTACAGGGACACAAACATTAGATGCAAGTAAGATAACAGGAACTGCTCAGGCATTTAACGGAAGTAATATAACAAGTTTACCTGCACCATCAAACGCACAAATTTTAGCTGGTGTTGCATCAGGAGGAATTGGGGATGTAGGTACCACTGCTTGTCTTTATTATGGTGGTTCTGATAATGGTATCTCTCCAGGTAGTAACTATAACACTAGTTATCTAAAGTATGGTAGTTGTGGTGGAAGCACTTCTAACAACGCTTCAGGCACTTGGAAAATCATGGGCACATCTCTTCAAAACAATGCAGCAACAAGAACATCTATTTGGACAAGGATTTCATAATGAGTATAACTTTAATAGCAGTTAAAAATCCACAATGGAAAACTGTAAAAAATAATAGAGTAGATAGTGACGGAAATACTGTAAATGATTCAGACGGAAATCCTATTTTTGATGTTGTTAATGACTCAGACGGAAATCCAAAAAAATTTATTGAATGTCAATGTCAATGGTCACATTTAGGAGATAACACACAAGAGTGGTTGTCATTTGCAGCAACCCCTTGGGACACTGAACCACACGGAGTAGCTTTATATGCTGCACTTCTTAACGGTGATCACGGCGCTATAGCAGCCGAATAATATTCATTTTTAACTTTTTCTTTTTGTCAAGAAAACAATTTATAAAAGATTTCTTGATCTACTTCGTACATGTGTTTAAATTAGATCTCACCCAAAAATTATAAATCAAGGAGATATTATGGAAAATCAAGAAGTATTGAAGGCTATAGCTACCCTTGCTGATAAGGTGAGTCGTTACCACGAACGTTTATTA